CTTAAAGTAGATAATATCGTATTGACCGTCTCTTAAATCTTGAGCACTTGTTATTGTGCCAGACGAATCAATCGTTCCATTCTTAGCATTGGAATATGGAGAAGAAGCAGTAGTAACAATAATATATGATCCCGCCCCAATGTTCAAGCCCTCAACTGTTGTAGAAAAACTAATCGTATGACCAACAAATTTACGAATGCTTAGAAAATACTTGGCGACTTTCAGGGCGTGGTCTCTAGATGTGCAAAACTGTGTCAAGTCAAACTGTTCCGCAGGTAAAGCATCAAAGCCAAACTTTTTCCCTTCTCCCTTTATTTTTACTTCCATTACCTTTTCCTCAGGCAGTTTATTTTGCGATTCCTGCCTGTAACGCATCACCGCCTTGAACGGCCTGCGCTCTTCACTTCGCAAATACTCAACCTTGTAGGTATCTTCAAGAATGTTTCCGGCAGTAAACAAGTGTTCAATTTCTATTACGCCATCGTTGATTTCTCCACCCGTAAAATGTGGTACGGCTGGCTTTAAGGAAAGCTTGCCATCCATAATAATAAAATTGCACAAAAAGTAAGGCGCTGTGTCAGCTATAAATTGACGTACATTCGTGCGATCCGTGATCGCTCCATTGAAAAACAGTTTTTGTTTATGCAGGAACTTAGAGGTTTCGATAAAATCATCCTCGTTTATCAAAGGGAACTCATCTTTTGTCATGCCAAGTAAACCGCCAGCGCCACCGTGCTGATCAGTCAAAAGATAGAAAACCAAATCAGTAAACAGGTTGCTCGGGCCATTTTCTCTGTCATTGCCGTAAGCATTGCTCCTATTAGGATGCAATCGTTTGACGTGCAGGCCATTGGGGAGCCAGCAACGCATTTGATCTAAACTACTGAAATTACGACCCGCCTTGAGAGACAATCCAGCAATCGTCAAACGCCTATACTGCGGAACGCGTTCGTTGAGCAAAATTTCATTTACATAGGCAATAGTATGCTCTGGTTGTGATTCATTTGATTTTTGCACTAGCCCTCTGTAAAAACTAATATCTGCAATCCCGCCCAAGCCTTCAAACACTGTTTCGGCGTCGGTTATTTGTATGTTACGAGGAATTGTTTCTACTGTTGTTATTTGATACTTAAATCCAACCCTGTCAAAGCCAGCGTAAAATGGGTTGCTTATATCAATAGCAATTTTATCTTCAAATGTATCGCCCTTTTCCCAGTTGTCGGTGGTTTCTGAGTCAATTATGACTTCTATTTCTGTAACATCATTCCACCCAAGATCCACCCCACTGAAGTGACCATTTGGCATGGCTTTAACTGTAGATCTCATTCTAAATCTTATTTTTTTATCGCCTTTGACGATTGTCCTAGTTACTTTTTCAGATTTTTCGCCAATGGCTTTGCCTCGTGCGCTTCCAAAAATTTCATAATAAAACGCTTGCTGACGACCAGGCTCGTCGTTGCCAATTCGTCTATCAGTAATCTTATACCGAAAACCAGAGAAGGTCATCGTTCCATCTGGATGATCCCTAAAAGGATTATCGCTGCCATAAGCAGTCGTTGGACCGCCGTCTGCTGTAGAATTAAGCCCACGCTTAAACGTAATCTTGTCATTGACATTGAAGCCAGGCGAGCTACCTACGATTTCAGCACTGTTTACAATCCATGTTGTTTCCTGACTTGGCCTTGCGTAATGATTTGCAGGTAATTCATATTTTTCAACCGTCCATCGCACCTTCAGCCACCTGTTGTCATCAATAATTTCCCTAGTTTCCCTGCGGCGAGTTTGACCAATTCTTTTTGGACTGTCATCTGAATTACCAAAAATTTCATAGGTAAACGCACCAGTGAGCCCCGGCGTGCCAACGTTCCCTACGCTTTTAATTTTTTCCATATCTGTCGCAAAGATAAATTGCTGCCCTGGCTTGTCTGGCAAAATTAGCTCTCGACTTAATACTGACGGCTTTTGAAATTCTTCTTTAATTACCGTAGTAGATCCTCCTCTAGTAAGTTCCTTGTTAGTTCTTATTTCTTTTTTGCGGATTACAAAACCAACCGTCTCTACAACAAATCTACCAAGTTTTTTGACATCTACTTCTAAAGCAATCTTATTTGATTTGCCGTCTGAAATTGAAGCGGACAGCAAAATCATTTCTTGGTCATCAGACAAAACCCGAAGTTCAGACGCTGGAATCGGCACGAACTTAAATTCAAGTTCTGCTGGCTTTCCTGCTGGATGCTTGAACCTAATAAAGTTATATTGATCCACCGGCTTATTGCCTTTAACTACAAAGTATGGACTCATGCGTTCAAAATTAAATGCACTGTTATTTTTGTCTTTACCCGCTTGACGCACAAAAACTTGAAACACGGAGGACCTTTCAATCGTTCCGGTGTACGTTCCAGATCGTACGGTAATTTCTGCTTTGTCAAAATCTTCTAGCTGACCCGGTGTTGGTGTAGTATTAAAAGCACACAAACCATTAAGCCGCTGAAATACTCTGCTTCTTATACCAATTTCTGTAACAACTGCTGCCCTATTATTTCTAACAATACCTGTTGCAATTTTTGTGATTGGCAAAAATCCTAGCCCAATTCCATTTCTGTCTTTTCCGTCGCCTGTATGCCCAACCTCAGGGTTAATTACTAATTCTGGGCTAACAATGCCTACAACTTTATTTAATGATTCATCAGTTGATACGCATTCTAATCTAATTTTTTGGTCTTCGTCGCCATCAGGAATAAACTGAGGCAATTTTCTTTTTGCAACAACCCAAACTGTATTCCCAATCGCAAACTGCTCACCCACCTGCAAAGCATCATCAGCAGCAATTTGCTCTGCTTCAACGCTTGAGTTTATATCCTCAACAGACTCCTTGCCTTTGTCGTCCTTGCGTTCGTAAAGGTCTTCAGGAATTTTAGTCGCGCTTATAGTAAAAGTAATGCGATCCCCTTCGCTTACACTAACTGTTTCGCTCTGTTCATTATTGATAGTTACAATGCTTTCATTTTCGCCTGGATTTTTAACAACCTTGGTTATGCCCATGCGTGGGCTATACATGCGACCACTGCCCTCTTGGTCAAGACCGTCTATCTTGTCTAGATTATTATTATTAATTGATAAATTTTGATCGTTATCTCCTACGATTTTAATACGCCGTAAAACTTGGTTTCTTCGCTGCCTAACTTGGCTTCCATCTTTTACACGCGGGATACTGACAGTTTCATAGTTAACCCTAAAGCCAGTCCCATTGGGTATCGCCCCATAAACGCCAAATTGTGCATTGTTCGTCAGAGAGTAAGCATGACAAAAACTTTTTGACTTGTCCTCTACATTGCTTGGAACAACAAAGACATCATCGCCATCAGCCCTAAAATCTCCTGGCTCCCCTTTGTCTGGTCCGCCAATAGTTCCATACTTTCTGTCTTTAACTCGTATTCGATTGAGGTCTGTAAACTCTGAAGCGTCACGCTTCCAATAAAATGCAAAAAAGTCCTCATACAAAGTATCCAACGGGTTGTTGCCAAGAAAAATACCCTCAAGATCAGGCTTACTTATGCCGTCAGGCCCTACATCATCAGCAACACCCTGTTCTCCAACCACAAACATTAGCTTTGCTGACTGCTGAGTGCCGTGACTTAAAATGCGTGACCACACAAGTTTTGGTGTGACCAACATTCCGCCGATCTTTGTATCCTCGTCGTACTTACCAAAAATAATTGGAATCGGCGAAGCGTAATCTGCTAGCTCATTTAATGTGTCAAAACCACGGCTAGGCACAAAACGATTTGGACCTGTAACGTCTCCAAGATCTATTGATTTTGCCTTGGACGCACCAGGCATCTTCGGCTTTGGTGTCAGTAGATAAGCAACACCAGTCAGCACAAGGCTGATCGCCAAGTTAATAAGAATTGGCGTTACAACTGCATCATTTACTATGTCAGGGATATGGTCATACGCAGCAGGTCTTACCGCTCCACGACGCTTGGCCTCAGCTACAAACTGCCGATACTCTTCCTCTGTTATCCCTATCGTTTCAATTAACTGCCTTTCGTACGGAAGCAGTGGTACGTCGCAAATAGTCGGACCGAAGACCACTGAATCTTTTCCGACATTCGATTGACGTACAAGATCCCCGTTTGCCATGTGACCGCAAATGCCCAAGATTGCTGCGGCAGCAGCAGAATGTCCCCATCATACTCTGGCTTTTTTACGCGAACACCCCAATGCATTAGGTCACGGCACACTTCCCATTTGCTTGCCTCATACCACGACTGCTTGAACGGTGGCGCTTTAATTCCCATCCGCTCCAATGCCTTGTAACACAAGTGGATGCAGTCGATATAGCCATCACTCCCATCAGCGCCAAGCCGATACGGCATCCCGATCAGATCACTGCAGTCTGACATTGTTGGAAATTGGCAGGTTGCCTGCAATGGCGCGTGTCAATGATCGCCTTGGAACATCCGTTCCAACAGCATCCAAAACAGAACTGAGCGCAATGTTCAACGAAACGTTGTCCCACTGACCTCCTGTCACATATCCCGTAAAGGTATGAACAATGCTATGAGTAGCAGACGGACCAGTTGTCGGATCAGGATCCTCGATGATCAAGACATCGACTTCCATCACATAATGTTCATTGACTGCTTCGACGGCCCAACTTCTGCTTAGCTCATTGTTCGGAAAAACAACGGTAGCTTCAAGTCCATCACCAGTGCGGTTGACAGTGACACCAGAAAACCCAAATGGAACAAAGAAGTAATCAAGACCTCCATGCGTAATCTGTTTGCCGATAAAAAAGTTCTGAAACCTTTGGAACGGTTCTAGCTGTCCAGAATTGACATTGAAGCTCTTGATCCGTAGAGCATGGCCGAAAGCGTACTGAGTCACATTCCTAACCTCTTACGAGTGCTGCCGCTCATTTGCAGACGTTTCAGCGTTTGCTGCTCACCTTGTTTAGCACCTTGTGCTGCAGCCTGTTGCATTCCAGTTTGGAACTGATCAGCAGTCACATAATCAACGCTGTTGATACGTTCCACGGTGTAGCGAACATCGATTGCATTGCTGCCGGACATTGCTTGACCTTCACCTGACGTTCCAGAGCCTCCTGCTTCAGGAATAACAGCAGAACCGCGAGCACCGCGTGAATAACGCGCCATGCTTTCACGCATCTTGCTTTCGGGGATAACGTATTCAGATTCACCGCCTTCACCGATAATTGCGCGAGTAGGACCGGATACATAGCCGCCTTCGGCGAAAGGTGTTTCACCAGGACTAATCATTGGCAAAAAGCCGCCGCCATCCATCGCATCGCCTGCGTCAGGAGCACTACCCAAACCAACACCCAATGCCTTCATGATCAGGCCATAGGCAATCATTGCTAACTGCTTTGCAATGATCTGTGCCGCCATATCCATGAAGTGTTCGGCAACAGACGACAGCATGTCTGCGATTGCTTGGTCTGCACTCTTAGTGCCATTGATGACACTGGTAATTGCAGTACTGAACGCATTACCAAAAGCAGTAGCAGCCGCTGCGGCTTGATTTTGTTTGTCAAGTAATTTGTCCAGTTCTTGTTGCATTTGCACGCCTGGATCATTCTTGCGTCGTTCTTCTTCTGCTTTTGCCAAGGCGTCTGCTGCATCCTTTTGATCTTCCAATGCTTTGACGCGCTTAAGATCTTGTATCAAGATGTCAGCACCATTGTCCTTAAACTTTTCTTGAATGTCTGCGATTTCATGCTGTAGCCTTACTTCATCTTCATTCCCGTTTAGGCGTGCTTCAGCGAGTTCTACTGCACGTTGTGAAGACTTCAAGGCATCAGCAAGCAACTCACCTTGCTTTTCAATTTCTGCTTTTGCTTTTGCTTCTTCCTGTAAATATTTTTGTGCATTTGAAATTCTGTCCTGCATAGTTTTTTGCAGCTTACCTCCTGTAGGGCTAATCACATTTTGGGCAACTTGCTGTTGTTGCTGCTGTTGTTGCTGAGTGCCAGTTGTGCCTGCAGTAACTCCTGCGCCAATATCAATGGTTTCTTTCACAAAGCCAGTTACAGCAGAAACACCTCCTTCAAGAAAATCTCTAATTGGTTTTGGGATTAAATTGTAAGCACCTTGGATAAATCCTACGATTTTTTCAAGTGCTGTTTTGAAAAATCCAACAACACCGCCAAGAGAATTTTTGCCCGCCGTAATGATTTGTGATGCCAAGCCACCAATCAGCTTGC